GTAGAACGCGCTCCCTAAAAAAACGCCCACCCTTAGATGAGTTGCAGGACACACAGCATGCGACTAGATTTGAAAGGTCATGGGCTGTTGATGAATTGTCTACTGATCTAGGCACTATGTGATCCACGCTGTTTGCTGTCTTGCCACAATATGTACACTCGTAGTTAGCAGCCTGTAGGACTAACAACCGTCTACGCTTCCACTCACCACTACCTAAGTACTTATCAGACATTGATTAAAACCAACCATTCCTCTTATGGAATTGTAGTGCGTTGCATCCATCTGTGTATCTATGGTTTACATACTTCCTAAAGTAGTTAAGTTGTTGTTGCCAACTCAGTGAGCCATACCACTTTGATCGCATTTGTGCTAGACCATAATGGGAACCTGTTCGTTTGCTTGGGTATGTCCATGATGATTCTAATTGGATGATTGTTTCCAAACATTGATATTCAGGATAATCATTTGACAGAAGCATAAGATGGTACTTCATGCTTACCTGTTGGTTGGTCAGTGCATGAGCCTGACCTGCTGTACTAATAGATAAGATCACTACTATTAAAGACAACGCGGCTACGCGGAAAATCGCGCCAAGTGTTAAGTACAATTTAAACGATGCTAGGCGATTCGTGTTAGTCATCATGTAAGTAACTCCCTACTTTCGGACTGTTCTAGGTGTAGGTGGGAAATGCCCCTCTGACGGGCGAAACGCGTTAAGTCATACGCGCCTACAGTTTCAAGACTTGTAGAGGTCGAGAGTTAGGTTAGCAGATTACTTTTTTCCATGACCGGCAAACCACCGATCTATGGCTGCATATTGTTCAGGCGTACCCCGATTTAACGCTTGTAGTTTAACCTGTTTTATAGGGGGTTGTACACATATTGTTTGTGTTGCACGGCTAAATCTTTTCCAATCCCTCAACTCTTGATTACTGAAACAGCATCTGATAACAATTACATTGCCTTCAGCGTGTTTGACTGCTGCAATAAAATCGCGATCATTTTCATATTGTTCCCTATACATTAAGGGTATGTTAAGTGATTTAGATAAATATTCGCCCCGTGTTGATTTGCCACTAGCCGGCGCGCCATAAATTAATATCCTAGGCAATGCGATTTTCTAATATGAAACAAGTAACACACCCATCTGTAGCCCAAATCCAACCGCCACACCCTTTACACCGATCTATTCCCCATTGCATCAAGGATAAGTCCTGTAAATTCTTCGTGGTCATAACACGCCCCTTTTCTTTCAGATGGATAGGCGCAACGCCGACAATTAACCATCCCCGCTTCACTGTCGAGCAATTGCGCCATCCAAGTATAGATTTGACAATATGAACACCAATATCCAAACCAACGGATAAGGGATTCATCGTACATTAAAACTTCTTAGCATCCATGAATCCTTGTGCAAGAGTTTTGTCCGTCATAACTATTCGCCATGATCCACATATCTCGCAACTGGCTTCACTTAATCCAGCCGGCATGTCAACCAAGGTTGCTTGCAGCACATGTTCAGTATCAGCGTTGCAACCCATGCACTTGTATTTGTTTTGGCTTTTCATCGTATATTCCTAGAGTGGCATTGATCGCAAACCCACATGTACGCTTGTTCAGTTCCACCTTCATAACTATTAATTGTTATGTCAGCACGGATCGTATCTTCATGCAAGTACTCTACATGTTTCAGTTCATGTCGAGCCATAAGAGCATCATAAGGGCGATTGCACATATCACAAATGTCAATCATCCCAGAGTGTGTATATTCACCTAGTACCACGCTAGTACCATCCGCTTTTAATACTTCTACCCATCCCATTATTTAATGTTCACCCACTTAGAGCAATCTTTGTTATCCCAAGAGCAATCCCATCGCGCCCAAGGCTTGCCAGTAGTTTTGGCTGTGCCTGTTTTATAGATCATGGCTCCATGGTCGCATGTTTCTCTACCTTCCTCAACTATTACTTGAGGGTTTAAGGTTGACAATGCAGTAAGTGCAGCAGACTCAGTTATAGGTTTATCAGCCCATACATCCCCTTTGACATGTTCACCGGCTTTTGATCTGACTACCTTTTCCATCTCTTGTGCACTTGGTCTTTTGCCTATTGGCGTTCCGAGTCCATTACCAACACATCTTCCAAGACTTGAGGTTTCTGCATTTTCGCTCGCGTTTGTTTTATTGACAGGACTACTACCTTCGATTTCAGTTGCCCATCCGGTTGAGAATGGATGTGGATCGTTAATATCTCTATAGATTGCTGAATAACAAATCCATTCAACACGCCCATCTGGTCGTATTTGATGCGTAAGATTCGTTTCGACTCTGCCATTTGGGTACGCCTTCCAGTAACGCTCAAGTCTTGCTTGCACATCCTCATACTGACTTAAATCAAACATTTTTATTGCCCCTATCTCTATGTAATCCAGATGAATAGAACTGTGGTTTGAGTCTGCTCATTGCGATTATCTCAGCGATGTTAATGCCTAATTCTGACAATTCCCTAGACAATCGGGTAAGACTTTTATTCGCCCAATTGTTAGCGCGGATCAGAATTCTTTCCTCTTGTGTAAGTGCGCCCCAAGTGCCATATTGCTCATGCTGGAAAGCGTACTCAGTGCACTCAACTCTAATTGGACATGAAGCGCAAACACGCCGTACAGTTTTTATCGGTATGCCCTCTACTTCAAGTTCATATACGGTTTTAAAAAACATGTCAGTTTCCATGCCTTTACATGCCGCTTGATCGTATAACTCTTTAGACATCATCGCGAGAAGCAACCCCACGCTGAAATCCAATAGCCCTACCTCGGCGATAGCCGATGTTTTTGCCCTGTTTGTAGCCTTGTAGCCACATGGCGCAACCAAAACAAACGCCTAAAATCATCAATGTTAATTCAGTGTAAAAGCCTTGATCCATTATGCACCTACATAATTGGTCATCAAAACATCTTGATCTGTGTAAGTATCAAATGCTCTATCAAACGCGATCCCAATAGAATTTAAATAACCTTCAGCCATAATTAATGACAAACGATTATCAAACCAATAAATATGTTTGTAATCATGGCTCACTACACCATTTTGGAATCGACCGGCATTTACTTGATCTTCCCAAGTTCTGCCAAATTCCATAGAACAATTTGACAACATGTCAAAATCTTCAGCGTTCATTTCAATTGTTACTCTGGTTTGTACTTTCATTTTCTACCCCTTCAAGTAGTTGGTAAAGAACAATCTACTCAGGGTTTAAGCAATGTCAAGCATTTCCGCCATAATGTTTTCCGTGCCATGAAAACGATCCATTGGCCTTCATTGGCACAAGAATAGGAACTACGGTCTTGCCAGTTACTTCTAAGATGCCAAATCCCATCTGCCAGTTAGCCGCCCCACGGGGCTTTAGATAGTGCGCTTTACCCATCTCCATAAGATGACCCACCTCTAGCGCAAAACGGCTCTCTACGCGCCCTGTGTAGCCTTTAGAAGCCCATATAAGCCCTTGCCTATGTGAATGCCCACAAACAATGCTTTTGCCGGTTATATCCATGAGTTTTGCGGCTGTCATTCCTGCCACTTGGCTCATGCTGCCTTCGTCCCCATGCCCTAGTAATACATCGGGTGCAATCTCGGTTAGGTGTTGATTAAATGTTATGTCCAATTCATCAATGCCAATTAAATCAGGATAAGTAAATCCCCTCAATCCGCTAACGGCAGGGGCTTTTCTTTCAATATAACGCTCTAAGCGATCTGTGTGATTTGATCGGGCTAACCAAAAAGGTTTATTCGCTCCTAACGCATTGCGAAACTCAGCCAAAATGTCATGCGTGTCATCTAAATGGCGTTGCAATGCTGTTGAGTATTCGCCACGGCTTGAATCTTCCCATCGGCTTACCATTGGTAAATCGGCTTCATCTCCAACACAAGCAAGTGCATCGGGTTTAGTGCGCCTTACAAACTCAATAAGAGATATTACTGCCTTCTTATGATGGTATGGAATTTGTAAATCTGAAATGACAACTATCGTCTTAGTCGTCTGAGTCATCGTCCTCTAAACTCAACTCTTGTGGATCTTCTTCCCACAATTCGTCATCATCATCATCTTCAATGTATTCAGGGCTAGGGAAGTTCCACTCAGGTAATTGACTTAAAACTAATTCCATTCCTTCTTTACGGGTAAAACCTGCACGGCAGTATTCCCTTAATAATCTAGCGGCTTCCAATGCCATCTGTAACATGGGAGTAAGAGGCTCAGATAGGAGAATGTAGTCTGGTTCATTAGGTTGATCTGACATCTGAACCCCCGCTCATGTCTTAGGATAGCGATTTATTTAGAAGTATGCGATAAATTTCATCTACCCGTGATTCAAGGCGCGTTACTTGATCCTTCACCGATGAGCCGGAATTGGGTTTAAGTTCGCTCAAATAGTGCAGAATTAAAAACCTAAGAGCAGATAGGAAAACGCCCATTAAAGTTGCCAATGCAACGGCTAATCCTGCCCAATCTATTGTGCTCATGCAGAAGGGGCTTTTGGAGCGGCTCCTGCTAAACCGCATGCAATAAATGATGACAACATAGCGCGATAATCAAGATCGAAATTAGTCGCTTGCCAAGTTACTAAGAAACCTGTGATAGCCATAAGGATTTGTTTAGATGATACTTTCATTTACAAACTCGCAATCTTAAATACGATGGGATCATGGTCGCCGGCTTTAGTAAAACTGATATGAATATGGTGATGGTGCGGGTTGCCACCTGAGTAATTGCGCCACTTCCACAATAATCTTGGACTTGCAATCTTGCCTTGGTGAATAATGTAGGCAATGCGCTTTTCACCTTTTTTGGCTGCTAAACGCAACTCATCTGCCATTTCCCAAGATTTGTTTTTGTTGCCCTTCTCCAAATCTGCATCAATGTCAACTGCCCTAACTACATTCTCACATGTTGCATCTGGATTATGGTCAGATTTACGGGCTTGATGGGCTATGTCGCCGATCCATCCATCGGATGTTTTATCGCGTGTTGCGTAGGTGCGATTAATCTGCCACATAAGAGTTTTACCGGCTTCACATAACCAAGGTTTAGTTACTATTTTAGTCATTTGGCAATTCCTTTATGTGATCTGAATTATCACAATTCCAACGATAGATGTCAGTATCTAAAATCAATTCAGGGTGTCCACAATCAGGTTTAGGGGCTATAAATGCATCTGCAATCGGGTCATAACTATAAAATAATCCTGCGTAGTTATATCTGATCCGCCCATTGTAACTGGTGCGCACCCATTGCTCTCCAGTTTCGGCAAACATACGATCTGCAAAGGTATCCTCATCAGCATCACAAGTAACAATCACTTGAGTAACAATCCCGTTTTCTATTTTTGCGTGATGTGCCATTAGAAGGTAATCGTTCCACTAGAGGAAGCAGTGATTGCATAAACGCGATAGCCGCTTCGAGTTGGCTCTGTATAAGTTAAGTTTGTAAGTGTTGCCGCTCTAAAAGAATCGGCGAATGCAACTATCAATACGCCAGAGCCACCTAATCCACCGGTAACTGTTCCAGCACCACCTGCACCACCGCCGCCGCCGCCACCCGTGTTAATTCCACCGGCTACACCTGTTGGATATGCACCAGCACCACCACCACCAGAACCGCCTGCACCATAGTTAGAATCTCCACCTGCGCCGCCACCGCCGCCTCTGGTAATGCTTGAGCCGGTAATACTTGACGCCGTACCTGCTCCACCGTTGCCACTTGCCAGTCCCGTCGCACCTGCCGCACTTGCGCCGCCGCCTCCGCCTCCACGATAGTTACCTCCAGAAGTTTCACCTGCTCCGCCAGCGTTGCCTTGACCAGATGGTGAAGCCGCACCGCCTGCAAAATTGCCCTGACTACCGCCGCCGCCTGAACCACCAGCATTGCCTATACCATCATTGGTCGGATATGCACCGCCGCCACCGCCACCGCCGGTTGATACCAATAAACTTGCTAAGGATGAATTGCCGCCGTTAGTTGAGTGAGCAGTTACGCCACCAGTACCACCTGCGCCAATAGTAACCGCATAAGAAGTTCCACCTGTTACGGCAAGCGCACTATCTGTACGGTATCCACCTGCACCGCCGCCGCCGCCGCCGTTGCCGCCGCCCTTACCGCCACCGCCACCGCCACCTGCAATTAGCAATATCTCAATTGTAGAAGGTGCAGGCGGTGCGGCTTTTACATCCATAACCCCTGCGGTTATATTGCCAATCATTATGCAACTGCCCCCACAATAGTCCAAGCATTTGTTCCAGTTTTTAAACAAACGGCTGCTTTAAATTGTGCCACTGTAGGGCTTGCACTAACTGCACCCCCACTTGTAACTGTAGTGGTTCCAGAAGTTACAGCATTAATTGTTAAAAGCCCTGCTCCGAGATTTAGAATAGTTACCGCAGTACCATTAGGAAATGCGTAGGTTGCATCCGTTGGAATGCTTACAGTTTTAGTTGAAGCATTAGTTGTAGTTACTAACACTTGATATTGATCAGTGCTTGCAAGAGTATATGAGGCTCCACTTTGAGCGTTCAGGGTATAACTTACCAAGCCATTGGCTGCTGCTGCAGTCAAAATATCTCCAGTGGAGAACGGGAATCCGGTAGCGATGGTGATTACCTCTTTCTAATATCCTAAATAGGATGAACCTAAGACTCCCATTGTAGCCGATCCTATGACAAATCCTGTTGCGTAGGGATCAGCGACAATGAAGGTAGTAGTCCATTTGTTTGGTGAGATGTCGTAACTTACGCCTTGAATTACCAAGGTGTTTGAAATAGATGATCCACCGGCTTGAGTCTGTTGCACGGTTATGGGATCAAAATAATCTAACTCTAGTCCTGCAACAACACGAATTGGATCGGTTGGATCGCCTGTGTTAATAGTTACTGACTCAACTCTAATTGCTGTATCTGCTCGACTAGCAACAATTGATGAAGCCATTGATAGGGCTTCTGTATCTGTAATCATCATTAAGCCGGTACGAGTTCTGTTATGTTGAAAGTAGTTAGCAATACTTGTAGCATCGCTATCTGACTGCGCACTTCCACCATTTCGTGTAATTACGGCTGAGTTAATTAAACCTGTATCACTAAAATCATAGGTAACTTGGTCGTAGGTGATCCCACTGCCGTCATCTGCAAATTTTGTGGCAACGACTGCTTGGGCTTTTACACTATTACTTCTTGAAATGAATCTAGCAAATCCATATTGATCAAAATAAAATGCACCAAGTTCAGATTGCTCTATGAGTTGACATGCACTTAGGGCTGATCGGTTGGCTGTAGCAGGATCGGCTTGCATTGAACTATCGCCCCCATCAATGTTACGCATGGATGTTGGAAACGCTGCTGCATCCAAAATTTTATTTATTCTAGTTCCACTTAGTTGAACGCCACTATCTGCAATTGTTCCTACTGAAGTTAAATTAAGTAACTGAAATCCATCAACACAATCTAGTGAAACATAACCAATTTCTCCATCTTTAGGAGATGTGTACTTCCATGCTTGGATGTAAAAACTTCCTAAGTAATAACTATTGCCATTGTAAGTTGCGCTTAGTTGAATTTTACGCATAGGTAAAACATTTGGATAATACGGGCTGGCAGTGTTAGTAGGCGAAAAGTCTGCATTTGCATCGGCAATAACAATAGCAGCGCGACCACCTTGAAATGAATCGCTCAAACGATTGTAAGCCCTGCGAATAGATGCTTTCATTACTTGAGTTGAAACATCAATAGATTGGAAACTTGCCGAATCAGCCAAGACACCTACACCTAATGGTGTTAAAGGGTTTCCTATTTGAAATGGTGGCGCAAAACTTGCCCCGTTACTTAATACAATCGTGGCAACTAGCGTTGGTGCTAATGCCATTACCTGCCACCATTAGTTAAGATTGGGTTTGCTCCATAATACTGAACGCGTTGAATACCTTCAAGAATTGCATTTTGCAAATCTTGTTCTGCTATTACTGACCCAGCATTATTAATTGTAAGATTGATTGCCGTACCACCTGCTGCACCTACGCCTAAGTAATCAAAATTACCACTTGATATAGGAGCGGCTACCGGCATTGGAACAACATCGGCAATAGTAGGTGTCGGAATTGGAGGAACACTTGTACCAACAGGGGTTTGTGTTTGCCCCTGACCAGCACCAAATACTTTCATGTAAAAGTTAATGTCAAATCCATTGCTCGCTTTTGTCCCAAGTGCAGCCAACATTGCTTCAATTTCAGCAATACCTTTTTTGGCAAGGGCAACTTTAGCGGCTTCTGATTTGCCAAATTCTGCAACTTGATCTTGTAATGAATTTATGTATTCAAATTGATAATTTCTATTTTCTGCTAGTCTATTAGCGGCTGCAATTTTATTAAGTGAATCAAGATCCTCTGCTACTTTGAATCCAGCCTTTGCAGCCATGGCATCTGCAATTCGTTGCAATTCAGTACGGTTATCATCAGCCGCCGGTTTATCCATTTCTTTAATTTTTTTAAGTGCCATGAATTCAGCATTTCGCGCACTGATAATTTGAGCAGATTTGGATTTAAGAATTGCTAGATTTTCGCGTTGCGCTTTACCTTCTGCTGCTGCATACCTGTAAATTGCTAAACCCACTCCAGCAATCTTTTGTTGAATTCCCAAAAGAAATTTGAAAACAGGATCTTGTTTTAATTTAGTAAATGCAATGCCTATGGATCTAATTATGTCGCCAATTGTAAATGCTATTGATTCAAATTGTTTTGTTAAACTGCTCATATCGCCTTGTTTACCAATGACTTCATTTATAGCATCTAAAATTCCAACACCAATAATTTTTTTAGCGTCATCGGCTGCTACATTTAACTTCTTAAATTGATTTTCTAATGAGTTTGCTTCATTTGCTGCAAACCCCGCAAAAGTAGTTCTGACCTTGCCAAATGTTTTATCTAAATCACCGGCTTTAATATCAGCCTTGGTGATACCTGCCCCTAGTTTGTTTAAGGCTCCAAAATTGCCACGATAGGCAGCCGTGATTGCTCTTGTAGAAGTTTCTAAATCTACTCCGCGAGCCGCGCTAATATCCATTGCAAGTGCAAGATCACTTGATGCTCGCGCTGCACTTTTGGAGGCTAAGGCTAAAGAAGTTAATGCAGGTCTAAGTTTTTCATCTACAATGCCAAATTTATGACTTAAACTTTTTATAGATGCTTCTGTTGCAATAACTTGTGCATCGCTTGCATTCGTTGTTGATTTAAGGGTTTGGGCTAAGACTCGTTGGCTCTTGGCATCGGCTAAGGCTGCATGTACTGAGTCAACGGCTAATTTTTTAGCATAATAGGTCGCGGCTATAGTGGCAGTGGCATAAGCGTACTTAATGTTTTTAGCAAAAAAACTTGCACCTTTATCTAATCTCTTAAATTCTTTAAGGGCTGTGTTTACCGCTTTTGCGCCATTCCAAATACCAGATATTGTAAATGCTGCCATTATGCTACCAATCCAAAATTACTTTGATTGAAATACTTTTGCAATTCTAAATCTGCATTTCGTTGCACACCGGCAATTATCGCACGAGTTTTGCCCGCGTCTTTTCGACCGGCTTTAATAATTGCTCGACCGCGACCCCTACTAATAGAATCATAATTTTGCATGGCTTGTTTGAAATCGTATTGTGCCATGGGGTTGCGACTTCTATTAGGGCGTGGACTAAAAACCACTACCCCCGCTTTTTCAAATATGCTTGCTGCAGCAGATGATTTGTTTGTGATTTGGACTACTTGTGCAAATCCATTGGCTTTTATTTTACCGGCGCGTTTTCTGATTTTGATGTTCTTCTTCATATTGGCAGCATCATAAAGTGGAAAGGTGCGTACGCCAAAAATCATTTCTTGTTTTGTTTTAGCAGTTGGATTTATCATCCGCATCCAGTTGCTTAATCCGCTTGGTGGTTCAGCCGGAATAAAACTTTTAGCATCGTCAGCAACTTCTTGTGCAGCCTTTGTGATTGCTATGTTCATTTTCTTATAGATGTGAGGAGCGAAATCCCTTAAACCTTGTTCCATGGTCTTAACGCCGTATAGTTTTAGCACTTCGGGCTGCATTGGTGTTTGCCTTGTGCCTTTCCTCTAGTACCGCTTTAAGTGCCTTGTACATCCAATAATCCAACGCCATAATCTCATTAGGCGATGAGTTTGTTGCTATTGCGAGAGCGGCGACCTCATAGGTGCGAGATTCTCGCGTTAGCCATTTGGGTCGTCTAACTCCAACTCGACAAGACTCAAGGTATCCAAGAAGCCGTTCTCAAATGGTTTTACTGTTTGTCCATTATTTTTTAGACATAAGTAAGCCAAGTAGTACACATGTTCTTGGCGCTCCTGATCCCTAAGCGTAAGTGCAAATCCTCCGCCTACGAACTTCTCAAACTCGACCTCTATCTTAGGTGTAATTTGATAAGAACCGCTTGAACCATCCTCTAGTGTTACCTTGAGTTTCATCGTTTTCCCCTCGTTAGTTTCTTTAGACTGTACCTGTAATTGTTTTAACAATTCCACCGTTAACAGGCCATGTTACTGTAACAGTAGCAAGTTCAGTTACATTGTAAACTTGAGGCCATTCAATTACTAAACAAGTTGAAGTGTAAAGTGGATTGGCTGCGCCAACTGCTGCGCCGCTTGGCATGACCTTGACTACTGTTGTTGAGCCAACTAAACCGTTACCTGCTGTTGCGCCGGCAATGGTTTGGTTAACTTTTGATGCTGCAAAATCCGCATTAAATTCGATGGTTATGCTCGAATTCTCTAGCCCCGCAATTGCAGAATGACCAACCGCGCCCATAGCCGTTACATCTAAACTATCGAAGGTTTGGTTTAATGTTACGCTTTTTACATACTCGCTCAAGTTGATCGAATTGACTGACAACTGAACGCCGTTACCGAGGAATACTGCCATTATTCTTTATCCTTTGCTTTTTTGGTTTCTGTTTCGATATGACCGTTATCAATTAGATACTTGATTGACTCAGCGTTATCTAACTCATCTGCCATGACAATTTCACCTTTTGCTTTACCGGCAACAAGTGAATCGCCAATTACCTTGTATGACTCCATATTAACTCCCAAAAGTAGTGATTGTTTGTAAACTGACATCTGCACTCATTAGATCCCCACTTGGCAATGAGAAAATTTGTGGAGCAGATACAGTTCTAATTGTAACGCCTGTTAAGTTGGTTTTTAACTTAGCGATTGCGCTCTGGATAATTGATTCAATTCCTGCAAGGTTTCCTTGGTTGTCCAACGCTGGAACTGTAAAAGTTAATTTTAGATTGGCATAACAACTTAAAGATGTTTGGTTGTTTACCAATTCAATCATAGGTTCATCCCAACTGACTATGACTGAATTGGGGATTGGGGCGTTTGGCGGAAAACTAAAAGTTTGGAATAAGGTAGCATCCGCAACGGCAGATGCGACGGATGTGCGTAAGGTTGCCCAAGACATTATCCCACCATTCCGGAAGTGGACATATAACTTGAAATTAAACCTTTTACACGGCTAAGAAGCGACACGCCCATTTTATATGGGGCAGGTTGAAAATCAATGCCAGTCATGCCACCACTAGGGGCTTGACGGCTTTGAAAAATGTCTACTGCAATCATCATCGCTGCTTCTGAAATGGGCGCGATGGTTTCGTAATCAATGTGGACTGTTCCAGCAATTGTGCCATAAGGGGCAACAAGATGGAGTATTTGATCAGCAGGTGATCCGGTTAAAACATAACTAATTGAATAAGTATCTACAGCCGTAATGGTTTTTGTACCATTAAAAGTACTGCCACAATTGCTAATAACTACAGATTGACCAACTACAAATGGATTTATGTCGGCTGTGGTCAGAGTAACTGTATTGCTTAATAATTGTTGCCCATTTACATAAGCATTATTTTTTGCAAGATAATTATCAATAATAACATTAGCACTATCACAAATTTCTTGTAAAACGGCATCTGTATACAATGAGCCGATTCCGAGTGTGGTTCGAAGTTCGCTCACGGTAACAAATGCCATTTTATCTCCTCTTAGGTGGGAACCTTCTTATTCGGAAGGGGCGAACCGGAAGGTTCCCGATCTAGTGTGTGGTTACGCTACTGTGAGGTAACGGAATGCAGTTGGATAACGGTTAACAACACAAACATAACCGTAAATACCAATTTGGATTTGACCATTGGCAACAACATTGGCACGGATTTCCAGAGTACCGGACTCATGGAATCTCATTGCATCGGATGGATAAACCAAACCGTACTTAGCACTTGCATCATTTCCTGTGTAGTAAGGATCTACAACAAGATTCAATCCTGCAACTGTTCCAGCAGTAGACCCTTGTGAAATAAGTCCATTAGCATTCATTGGAGCAGCAGCCGCAAAAATTGGGCGACCAGTGGTATCTACCGCACCAAGTAAGCCGCTAAAGTCAATGTCATTAACTCCGCCGCCATTTGAAACCAAAAGGTTGTTTGGTGTGCGCTTCATTACACCGTATGAATCCGCAATACCATCTGCAATTGCTTTGTAAATGGTTGATCCGGTTGATGCTGCTGAGTTTTGTGCAGCAATGTTAGAAGCGTAAGCATCGGTTTTTTGAGCATAACTTGTAGCAAGTTCACGGAGATACAAATCTAGAAAACTTGGATCTGATCTGTCAATAAGTTCAACATCAATTGTACCGGCTCCAGCAAATTTAACAATTGTATCTTCTTGAAAAGTTACAGTTGTATCAGTTGATGAAAATTCTGCTCCTTCTGCAGTTAGCGCGACACTTGCAAGGGTGCCAAGTTTCGGCGTAAAAATTTTCATTCCTGAATTTGGAAGCGGAGCGTTTTCAATAGATGAAATAAATGGGCGAGTTGCATCAAGAATTCCAATAATATCTTTTAGATAGTTTGGTGGAACCATTCCTGTATTCTCTGCAACTGTCGCAACCTGTAATGCTGCAACTAAATCGCGTGAATCTGAATCGCCTTGATTGGCTTTGATTTGTGCCATTGCATATTGTCCGGCAGTTACATTTGTATTAATGCGTGGGGCAGTAAATACTTGAGTAGCAGGAGTGTGGACAGTTGCCTTCACTTCTGCGGCTTCAACCGAAACTTCCGTTTCGGCTACTGGATTTGTTTCGGTCATTACTGTTTCCTTTTCTTGTTCTGGCTCTGTTGCTTTTGCAACGAGTCCGATCCGTGCTTCTGAAAATGCTGGTTCAGTAACTACGGAAACCTCTTTTATTGTGGCGGCTGATACATAAATTACGCCATCCTTCTCACTCCATTGATCTAATTTTGCACCAATGCTTAAACCATCTTTTAATCCTTCAGATGCTTCCAGCAGTGTATCTTGTGCGCGTGTAGATGATCCCAACTTAAATGTCGCTTCTAAACCTAATGGAGTTTCAGTAACTTGAGTCATGCGCCCTATAGGTTGTTCAATTTTATGATCTCTTAATAATTTTATTTTACTAGCAGTTATATCGCCAAATGCGCCCTTTTCAAATACAACTTCTCCGGCACTTGTAAAACCAATACTATTAAAAGGTACAATCAATCCTGAGATTTCACGCTTTGATGTATTAGCAGTTAAATTTATTTCAGTTGCCGAGAAATTAATTTCCATTTGTAGTTGCTCCTATTTGTGGCGTAACAGGTGAATTGGATGGTGCTAAATCTTCTAAATCTCTTGCTTCATCTACTGTAAGAATTCCAAGTGGAACAACATCTCTATAAAATGCCGCTCTTTCGGCTGGATTGCCTCTTAGAAAATCATCTAAATCAAATTCTACATAAGAGCCAATAGGACAGACATCATCTAAACTCAAGCGTTGTTCAATTGGTGTTATGTAATTTCTTAATGTAAAATCTACTAAGAATCGTTTTTCGCCTTCAGCATTATTATATGTCATAGATGAACCGGATTCAGCACCAATCAAATATGGTGGAACATTCATCATTTGGGCTAACATTGTTTGCATTGCTTTTCTAGATTCAACTAATTGCTGTTGAGCATTGTCAAATTGTTCTGCCTTAAACTCCAAATTGCTTGTGAGATATGCCGTTGCGCGTGTACTTCTGGCAACCTTCCATTTTGACAATAAACTTAAAACTTGATCTTCCGGCAAGTCCATTCCAGTATTGCGAAGGGTTCCAGATGGGATTGGTTCTTCGGCTGAACGCCGCGCGGCTTGCTCAAGTGATTGAGCAGTTTTAATTGTGGTCGCCCCTCTTTTCAGTACGCCTTCATCAAGGCTCTGAAAAGTAATAAGACTATTTAGCCCACTTGTGGGAACTGTTTTACCATCCACTGAATAACCAATTATTAATGTTGAATTAAAATTATAGTTAGGGGTAACTCGAGCAAAAGGAATGTAACGAAAAGCCGATGGACGATTATCTTCTTTGTAAACTTCAATAATTTGCCAAAACGCATTTCCGTGAAAAATTAAATCATCAATTGTCCAAGCAAGAGTAGCACCGCGCGTTGAATTTGGATCCGGTTGTTTCATCCATCTTGGGCGGGGCATCATTTCATCTTTTGAGTTATACATTTCTAATGGAATGCTTGCCAGAGTTCCGGCGATAATGTTGCGACATCTAGCAACTGCACTCAAACTCATTGCTTGATCGCGTGTGGCAGTTACATACCCAATTGGATCATAATAGGCATATCCAGTGCTATAAACGACTGGACTGTTTTGGGCTTCCATGATGACATCTGCCATTGCTGGAAATGTATTGGTTGCGGCTGTTACAGTGCGAAAACTGTTTAGAATTCCCATAGATCGCAATGATAGCGCATATCACAAATTAACGCATTGTCAAACGGAATAGATACCTGCAATTTGATTTGGTTTGGATGCGAAGTGAACAACCATAGCAAGTGCCACTGCTGCTGAAACATAATTGCTACTGTCTTTTCTGATTATGCGCCAACCCCCATCTGCTCCTTCTTTACGAGCGCAACTGTAGATGTGTTTAGTCAATTCCTCTTGACCTGAGTGCGCCAATCTGCCCGATGACATGGCACTTAGCATTTCATCACATGCTTGATAGAAAATAGATCCAGACATGTCTTGTACGGGAATTCCAGCACTTGCCAAACGCGCTGCAATCCCAGAAGCCGTATATCTATCAAAACCAACAACTTGTGCTGAGTATTTACGCGCCCAAGTGGAAACATCGGCTGCAATTCTGAAATCGTCAATAGATGTAGTAGATTCCCAAGTTTGTATCAATCCAACGCCAATTCGATCATTTTCTAATTGTTGCGCACCAAGTAATGAACAATGTCGGCGATCAGGTGAAACATCCACTGCTAACCAAGTTGATTGACCAACAGGCAATTGCAATCCCTCAACTAAACAATCCAACCACGCTCCTTCAGGAAATGGATTTTTAAGTGTTTCAATCCATTGCGTGAGGAGTTCTGTCCTAATCATAGGTTCTGGATCTTTTAACCGCGCTTGAA